AACGCAGACTGGAGTGGAACCGATCTAACCATCGCTAACGGTGGTACCGGAGCAAGTGACGCAGCAGGTGCGCGGACCAACCTTGGCCTAGGCACTCTCGCCACGGCAAACACCATAAATAACTCCAATTGGTCGGGTACTGATCTGGCTGTTACCAATGGCGGCACGGGCGCAAGCGATGCGGCTACTGCTCGGGCTAATCTGGGTGCAGGCACCGTAAGTTCGGTAGGTGGCACGGGTACGGTTAACGGTATCTCCCTTAGCGGCACCGTCACTTCTTCAGGTAGTCTAACTCTTGGGGGCACTCTTTCTGGGGTTAGCCTGACTACACAGGTTACGGGCACGCTTCCGGTGGCTAACGGCGGTACGGGGGCAACTACAGACTCCGGCGCTCGCACTAATCTAGGTATCGGCTCCATGGCTACTCGCGATTTGACAATCTCAACTAGTGCGCCCACCGGTGGTTCTGATGGCGACGTTTGGTTCCAGTATACAGCATGACGATTTACTCTAAAGTATCCGGTACTTGGGAAACTATTGACGACCCGCAGGTTAAGGTCAGCGGCGTATGGAAAGACGTGCAAACAGCGTACGTCAAAGTATCTGGCGTGTGGAAAGAAATCTACAACCGCGTGGTCGTGTCGATCACTAACCAGAGCATCTTCTTTAACGCCGTTTTTCCGCAAGATGCCTACGCCCGCTACCAACTGGATAGCAACGGCAAAGTGTACAAATACACAGGGCAGACGCCGGGCACCCCGACTACGTATATCGAGGACTGGGTAGACCCCAACAGCGAAGCCAGCAATTATGAGTGTTTTGCCACCGTCAGCGGCTCGGCGCTTGAGACCGGAACGACTGGGTCTTGGCTCGCCCTTACGAGTGACCGCATGTGGGGTATCGCCGAGACCGGCGCAGGCACAAAGTTTACCACCCTGACAGTGAGCATACGCGAGGTGGGAACCACCACCACACTGACAACCGCAACTATATCTCTTAATGTGAGTACCGCGTGATGAGTGAACCTAACTATGAGGTAGATATCGTTCTTTTGCAAAAAGAAGTGTCTGATTTGCGCCAAGACGTACACACCTTGAGTAGGGAAGTGGCGGGCCTCGTGCGCATGTGGGAAACTGCGTCAGGCGTAGTTGCTTTTGTTAAGTGGTTAGCGGGGATATCGGCCGCGGTAGGGGTTATATTTACTTTATTCAAAATGAAGATAGGGTAATACTCTCTGCCAACCGCAGGAGGACGCATCTTGCCTATTAAACTTTCAGATTCCGAATTTATTGCCGTTTGGGAAAAGTGCAATGGCAGCCCAGCTGCCGTACGCGACGCCACAGGGATGACCGAGCGGGCGGTGTACGGCCGCCGCAAAACCCTCGCAGATAAAGGCATTACACTAACTACAGTTTCCGCTGCGTCAAGCGGTGCTCAACCTACGGGTTGGCAGGACGTGGGACGCGCTTACAAGCGCCAAAACGAACACAGTCTGCAGGACGGCACTGTGTTGGTATTTAGCGACGCGCATTGGTGGCCTAATCAACCTAAGACCGCCTCGCACATCGCACTTCTAAAGCTGTGCAAAGAACTCCGGCCGCGAATTGTAGTAGCTAACGGTGATCTGTTCGACGGGGCAAGAGTGTCTAGGCACCCGCCCATGGGCTGGGTCGAGCCCCCCACAGTAAAGGAAGAGCTAGATATCGGCGAGGAGTACCTGCACGAGATACACCTAGCTGCGGATCCCAAGCGCTGCGCCTTTTATTGGAACATGGGCAACCACGATCAGCGCTTTGATCGCACACTAGCTATGCAGGCCTCTGATTTTGGCGGCGCAGTGGACAGGCTGGAGGACAGATTTAGCGACTGGGACTTTGCGTGGTCGCTTTGTATTAACGGCAACGTGATGATTAAACATCGCTACCACAACGGCGTACACGCAGGATACAACAACACTCTCAAGGCGGGCTGGTCTGTTGTCACGGGGCATCTCCACCGCCTACTCGTAACCCCTTGGGCCGACTACAACGGGCGCCGCTGGGGCGTGGATACCGGCACTCTCAGCGACCCGCTTGCGCCGCAATTTGAGTATGGCGAGAACAACCCCACCCCTCACACAAGCGGCTTTGCTGTTCTGACTTTTAAGGACGGAATGTTGCTGCCCCCAGAGCTTGTCGAAGTTATTAACGGAGACGCCTATTTTCGAGGTGAAAGACTGTGAGATGTAACTTCGATTCGTCTCTCACAGAGCTTTTGAAGCACGAGGGAGGCTACGTCAATCATCGGGATGACCCCGGCGGGCGCACTAATCTTGGCGTTACCCAGAAGGTGTACGAGGAATGGGTCGGCTATCCTGTAAGTGAAAAGATTATGCGTGGCCTTACGCCCGACCACGTCCGCACCCTCTATAGAGTAAAGTATTGGGATGCTGTGAAGGGTGATGAGTTGCCAGCTGGGCTAGACTTGTGCGTGTTTGATTTCGGGGTGAACGCTGGACCCAATCGAGCGAAGCGATATTTCCAGATGCTTGTGGGCGCTAAACCCGACGGCATCATCGGTCCTAAGACAATGCAGGCACTAAAGGACAAGCGTTCCGCATTGGGTCTGGACGAGATGATTCGAGGGTATTCGGATCTTCGACATCAGTATTACCGCAAACTACGTCACTTCAGAACCTTCGGTAGGGGTTGGACCCGCAGGGTAGACGAGGTCGAGCGGGCAGCGCTTCGCATGGCGAAGGAGTGATCCTGCCGCCGATCTTTGCGGCGGTATTCTTGCTCTGCACTGGTTCGGTCTGGGTGTTCGGTTTTGTGGCGATGTGGTATGTAGCCGTATGTTTGGAAAAGTTCGTGAAGCAATTCGTGTTTGGTGGAGGCCGCTAACCTGTGTGGGTATTGCGGCCAGTGTCGCTGTTAATGGCGTTCTCATCCCCCTACTCAAACAAGAGCCTGTCGAGTTGATGGGCTGGGCTGCGGTTATCACGGCTTGCGCTACGGCTTTTGGTGTCCGTGAATGGGGCAAGATCAAAGGTGTAGAATGAGTTGGACGCAGGGTGTCTGGCCTAGAGAAGATATGGACGAGCGACAAATCGAGCGTCTGGAAAAGGCATACAAACTTCGGACAGGCGAAACTGATAGGGTAGAATATATCACTTGGTTCGAAATTGATAAGTCAGATGCTATCGCTCACTTTGAAAGTGGGCGCGGATTCAGGATCGGCAAGAAACATGATATTTAGAACATTCATGCCTTACATCGCTGGCGCAGCTTTGCTTGCTAGTTTAGCAGCGGGCTACAAGATAAGGGATTGGCAATGCGATGCTGCACTTGCAAACGCCTTGGAAGAGGCGGCAGAGCGCCAACAGGAGATGCAGAATGAACTCGAACAACAAGCCAGAGCCTATGAGGCGCTCAGAGATTATGCCGATGGGTTGGGAGCCAGCCGAGGAACGAGCATCCGCGAGATTTATCGGGAAGTGCCTGCTCCTGCTCTTAGCTGTGCTGCTCCTGATAATGTTGTCGGGGTGCTCCAAGGCGGTGTCGATAACGCCAATGCCGCCGCCTCCGGCGAACCTAGAGAGTAACTGCCGCCCACTAGATGACGTTCCAGACCCGCTCATCGATCCAGAGCGGGCGTTATGGGAAAGCCATCTGATTGCTCGTTACATGGAGTGCAGTGTCAAGCATCGCTTGACAGTTGAGGCGTGGCGGGCGGCTGTGCAGATCGACAAAAAGTGATATAAGGGGCCCGCTATGTCTACGACGATGACCTTCACTACGCTCCAGCAGGACGTCCGGCGCTATCTTGAGCGTGGCGCTTCGGCAGTTACAGACCCGATCGTATACGAGCAGATACCTCGTCTTATCAATCTTGCTGAGAGACGCATCGCCCGCGAACTCAAAGTTCAGGGCTTTATTAACGTCGTAACTTCCACCCTCACAACAGGCCAGTCAGTATACCCAAAGCCCGATCGCTGGCGCGACGTGGTATCTATGAACATCGGCACCGGCTCTGGAAACAATACACGCAAGACGCTTTTCGGGCGTTCGTACGAGTACATACGCAGCTATTGGCCGGACGCCACCGCGACATCTCAGCCAGAGTTTTATGCAGATTATGACTACGATCACTGGCTTTTGGCTCCCACGCCGGACGCAGACTACCCTATGGAGGTCGTCTATTACGAGCTGCCTCCGCTTCTAAACGACAGCCTGCAGACAAATTGGATGACGGAATACGCGCCGCAGCTTCTGCTTTACGGCACGTTGCTAGAAGCGACGCCTTTCCTCAAGAATGACGAGCGCATAGCCGTGTGGCAGCAAATGTACGACCGCGCAGCTGCCTCTCTTAATGGTGAAGATATCGGCAAAATCTTAGATCGCGCCTCCGTGCGCAAGGAGGCGTAAATGACCTACACACAGGTGTTTGGCGGAAACACCATCTACCCTTCAGACGTATCCTATAAGTCTTACACACTAACCAGCGACATTACGCTTAGCTGGCCTATTGAAAGTGCGGCTACTGGGAACGTTGTCGCCCGTATAATTGACGTATCGGCTGCTAGTGCACAGAGCATTACAATGCCTCCTGCAGACGAGACGGGTGTAGGGCAGACCATCCTGTTCAACAACGTCGGCGCGGCGACTGTAACCGTTAAGAATAGCGCAGGCGGTACGCTGCTTAGCATCTCTTCGGGGGCGCAGTGGGAGCTGTATCTGACCGATAACAGCACGGCAGCAGGCACGTGGCGCTCGTATCGCTTTGGTGCCGCGACGGCAAACGCCCAAGCTTCTAGCCTCGCGGGAGCCGGTCTTACTGCCACAGGCTCCACCCTCGCGCAGCAATACCAAGTCGACACTTTTGCTTCTAACTACACGGCAGGCGCGTCCGATCGAGCCAAGATGTATGTGTGGACGGGCAGCAGCGGAACGCTTTCCCTCCCCTCGGCTTCTGTAGTTGGAGACGGCTGGTTCTTTAACGTGCGCAACGCCGGAACCGGCACTTTGACAATAGACGCAGACGGCACCGATCTGATAAACGGCGGCGCTAACATAACGCTGCAGCCCGAGGACAGTGCCGTAATTGTTAGTGACGGTCTCGGCTGGTATACGATCGGGCTCGGCCAGCGCGCTGTCTTTGCGTTTGACTACACATCTGTAGCGGTAACCGGGGGCAACTACACGCTTTCTGGTTCTGAGTTGAACCGAATTGCATACGAGTTCGTAGGCACCCTGACGTCCGACGCAGTGATTATCGTTCCGCCAACGATACAGCAGTATTGGGTTAGTAACCTTACCACCGGTTCTTACACCCTGTCTGTTAAAACGCCATCGCAAGTGACGCCGGTATCTGTTGGGCAAAACCAACGCGCTATTCTCTACAGCAATGGCAGCAATGTCGTAGACGCCGATACGTCTAGCGGTGTGTCCACGCCGGTTGGCATAGCTGACGGCGGTACTGGAGCTACCTCGGCTTCTGGCGCACGGATCAATCTTGGGGGTACGAGTGTAGGCATAGCCCTCTTTACTGCGGCTACGCAAGCAGATGCTTGGACGGCACTCGGTATCGCGCAAGCAGGGACCGTAGACGGCGGAGTATTCTAACGTGCCGGAAGAGATCATCCGCATCCAATCGCAGGCGGGGATCGCTCGCGACGGCACCGCTCTTGCCAATCCGTTTTACACAGACGGGCGTTGGGTGCGCTTCCAGCGCGGCCTCCCACGCAAGATGGGCGGCTACCGCTCTATCAACAAGTACGTGGAAGAGATCGTGCGCCAACTGCACGAGTACACCCAAGACGAGCGCACATATCTACACGCTGGATCTGCAAACAAGTTGGAGCGCCTTTATATCGACGGTGCGTTCAACACTAGCGTCATAAGCGATCGCACACCTACGTCAGGCTTCACCGCCAACGATAGCAACATGTGGCAGTTTGCGGCCGCGTACGACACCACTAACGGCAACCAAATTGTCGCCCAAGTAGCGCCAAACTTAGGCTGCATATGCAACACTGCAGGCGGCGAGCTGTTCACGGGCGACTTGCTAGGCACCGCGGCGCTAACAGCTGTTTCAGCCGTACCGGCTAATTTTGACGCAACGGGAGGCGTAGTGTCGCTAGCGCCCTACACTTTCGTCTATGGCGCAGATGGCTATGTGGCTTGGTCGGTGCCTAACGCCCCTGCGGACTACACTGGGAGCGGAGCGGGCAACGCATACATAACTTCCCAGAAAATAGTGCGGGCGCTTCCGCTTCGCGGCGGTCCTAGCAATGCGCCGTCCGGCCTATTCTGGTCGGCAGACAGCCTTGTCCGAGGAAGCTATGTGGGCGGGACGGCAGTGTTCAGCTTTGACACACTGTCGACGCAATCGTCGATCTTGTCGTCAAACAGCGTGATTGAGTACGACGGCGTCTACTATTGGGCGGGAACAGACCGCTTCCTAATGTTCAACGGTGTTGTGCGTGAAATTCCTAACACATTGAACTTAAACTTCTTTTTTGACAATCTAAACGAGGAGCAGAGGCAGAAAGTCTTTGCGTACAAGATCCCACGCTACGGTGAGATCTGGTGGTGTTTCCCCAAAGGCTCTAGCGCCGAACCAAACCACGCCGTCGTATATAATGTGCGCGAAAACACGTGGTACGACACTGCCCTTCCCGATAGTGGGCGCGGCGCGGCTATCAGCCCCACTGTTTTCCAAAAGCCACTTTTAACCGGCGTGGATCCGCAAGACTCCACATTGGACAGCTTCACGATCTCCGCCGGAGGAAGCGGCTACGTTGCGGGAGACGTTCTGTCGATTTCTGGAGGAACAGCACTCATAGACGCCGAGTTGACCGTCGACACGGTAGACGGAGGCGGCGCTGTTCTGACAGCTTCCATAAGCAATGCCGGCTCGTACACTACGCTTCCCACTAACCCCGCCAGCACATCAGGCGGCACCGGCTCGGGCGCAACGTTTAATCTATCTTTCGTGGAGCCATATAAACTGTGGGTACATGAGGTCGGCGTTGACGTAGTTGACGGCGAACAGGTGTCGCCAGTGCAGAGCTTCTTTGAGACTGCGCCGATATCTCTGGCGGCAAATGGCGCGACTAACAGAGCGCTGCAAGTTCTGATGCTGGAGCCCGATTTCGTACAGACCGGCGACATGAGTGTGCAGGTTACAGGGCGCGCAAACGCCCGCGCTCCGCAAGTTACTGGAGAGAGGCTGTTCTTCCCCGACACGCCTCTCACCCCTCAAGATCAAGTCGTATATATAAAAGATCAACGACGCGAATTGCGTTTTAAGTTTGAAAGCAACACGATCAATGGAGACTACCAAATGGGTCTTGTTCTTGCGCACGTGCGTTCTGGCGACGGGACTACGATAGGCTGATGTCGATAGATCCACGCGGCATGAGTTTACTTGACTGGGCGGATAGTGTAGTTCTGTCCTCTAGCGACACTTGGGATTTCGGACGTTTGGACGATCCTGAGAGTTGGCAAGACTGGGCGGTTGGACTTGTACGCGCGTCCCCTTTTACGCAGCGCGTCCTTCCTGATCCTTATCAATTCACGGACTGGCGCGATTGGGCTATGCGCGCTTACCCGATGCTTGAAGGTGCAGGATAATGGTGTACATTCCGGGCCAGAGTTTTAATCCCTACGAGGCGGAGCCTATTATGCGCGCCGGCTCGAACGTCGCGCCTTACCAGACATTCGCAACGCCCGCTCCGGCAACTATGCCAATGCCGGCAACTATGCCAATGCCGGCAACTGCGCCGCCTATTATGGATATGCGAGCGCCGCAAGTTATGCCAGCGCAGCAAATCCCTGCGCCGGCACCAATCCCCACCCCTACGCCAGCCCCCACCCCTGCACCAACCCCTACGCCAGCGCTCACGTTAGCTGAAATGCGCGGCTTGGTTGACGGCGAAGCCGATCTACGTGTGCTGCCAAACATGGCGGAGATTCTGCGGTCGCAGTACGCGAATAGTATGCCTGCGTCGCCGTATGCGCGGCCCACCTTAGACCCGTCGTTAGACTACGCGACGCGGGGCGATCAACAGGGCTATTTCTTTGTAACAAATAAGGGCAAAGCGGCTAAGACTAAAGCAAGCAAGTCTGGCTTTATTCCCCTAAATCCGAATTGGCAGTACCGGATTGTTAATGAACGCGGCAAGAATCAAATTGTTGCCAGCGGCACTGGCGAGCAGGGTCTTCAAGATGTCTACTCAATGGCGCAGCGCCTTTCCGCCGAACAGGGTAAGAAGGCTAACTGGAAAGTCGAAGTCTTCGACCCCTCCGTAGGCTCTTGGAAAGTATACGCCGACGATGACCCGCCGGGCGGCGTTGGCAAAATTCTTGGCGACGTAGCTCTCGGCGCGGGCGTAGGATTGTTGGGCGCCGCCACTGGCGGCCTTGGGCTAGCAGCGGTCCCCGCCGCACTCGCGGGCGGCGCGGCAGGCGGCGCACTTAGCGCGGCGGGCGCGAATGTTACTGACATCGCCCTACCTGTTGCGGGCGCGATGGTTCCCGGCCTCGGCCCTGTACTCGGTGCCACATTAGGCTCTGCGGCGTCTAGCACCGCGCAAGGCCGTTCTCTTGAAGACACATTGCTGCGCGCGGGCCTTACCGCTGGGACAGCGGGACTTATGCAGGGAACTGGCTTGGGGCAAGACATTTCAAGCGCGCTGGGCGTAGGCCAGAGCGCAGCCGCAAGTGCTGCAGCGCAAAAAGCCGCTCAACAAGCAGGCAATATTCTTGTAGAACGCAGCCTCGCCCCGCTTATCGCATCTGGCACGGGAGCGTTAGCTTCTTCTGTTTTACCAGACCTTACGGGAACACAGATTGATGTCCCAGAAGTCGCGCCAACTGAAAATCAAATTATTGTGCCGGGAACGCGACCTTCGTCTACTTTTGCAAAAGCTGTTGAACCTGTTGTGTCAGGCGTAGCTAATGCGCTGGGACCAGACGTTATCCCGACGACGGAAGGCAAGCCTATTATTGTGTCGGAAACGCGGTCTACTTTTGACGAAGCCTTCTCACCAGAATTCATGGAGGGGCTTGCAGGCGCTGCGGCTGGAACAGGCGTCCCGACGACGGAAGGCAAGCCTATTATTGTAAAAGGGCCGCTCCTAGAACCTATGCCCGGTGCTGAAGAGCTTACTGGCGCAGCAAGTGCGGCAGCACAGGCGGCGGGCTTGCTTGGTACTGGCGGTATACTTAAAAGCGGCCAAACGCCAACAGATGGCACGACCACTATGGAGACCGACAACGGTCTGTTCGGCGGCATCGACTTGAGCAAACTTGGCGTGTCGGACTGGCTCAACATCGCGGGCCTCGGCATCGGCACGATCGGCGATCTTGTGGGCGGAGGCGGCGGAGGCGGCCTATCCACCATCCCTGCAGGATTGTTTAGCAGCACTGGCGGTGGCGGTGGCGGCGGCGCCTTCAGCAGTACCCTACCCGCAGCCAACATGCCGGGCCTTACCGCAGCGCCGGGGACAGCTTATGCGCGCCAAGATCTCAGTGACGTAGACTGGGCGACTTACGGAGAGCGCCCAGAAGTGGCGATGTTCTCATACGTGCCGCGTCCGGGCGAGGGGCCTTTGCCCAGTGCTGCCGATGCGCAAAATAGTATCCAGCCCAGTGCGCCGCCTATAATGAACGAAGATGAAGGCGCTATGGCTCGTGGGGGCCTCGTCGGCTATGCCGCTGGGGGCGGAGTTAACGGGCCGGGCGACGGCCGAGAAGATGTCATCCCTGCCATGCTTTCCGACGGAGAGTATGTTATAGACGCAGAGACAGTCGCGCTGCTAGGCAATGGTTCGTCCAAAGCCGGAGCGGATGCCTTAGATAGATTTAGGGTAAACCTGCGCAAGCACAAAGGAAAACAGCTTGCGAGGGGCGGCTTCAGCAACGATGCCAAGTCGCCCATGCACTACTTGAATGGAGCCGCGGGCTAATGGCAATCGATGTAAGTTCATTTCTAAGCGAGGGAGCGCAGATACCTGAAGGCTCTGCGCTTAAAGCTACGCAAAGCGAGACCGTACTGCCACCGTGGTACACTGACTTCGCTCAGCAGCTTATGGCTAATCAGCAGGCGCTCATGCAGCGCCCGTACGAAACAGCCCCAATGCCCCGCGTCGCTGGTTTCTCAGATCTTCAGCAGCAGGCTTTCGCTGCGGTGCCGGGCGCAGCAAACGCTTACCAAGCACCTTTGCAGCAGGCTACCCAAGCCACACAGGGCTTGATGGGTCAGACAGGCGCTGCCGCCGCGCAGCCCTACGCGCAGCAGGCTGCACAGCAGGCTACCAATCTGGAAGGGTACATGAACCCCTACCAGCAGGCCGTTGTCGATCGCATCGCCCAACTCGGCCAGCGCAACCTATCCGAGAACATTCTTCCGCAGATAGAAGGGCGCTACGTGCAGGCGGGGCAGCTCGGCTTTGGCGCACGTGACGGTGCTGGCACACCCTCGGGCATGATGACCGATGTAGCTCGCGCAGTACGCGGCACGCAGGAGGCAGTCCTCGCCGAGCAAAGCGGCGCTTTGCAGGCAGGCTATACGCAGGCGCAGCAGGCTGCTCAGGCAGATCTCGCGCGTCAGGCTCAGCTGGCCTCGACTATGGGCGGTCTTGCCGGCCAAGACGTCTCTCGTGGTCTCGCCGGCGCAGAACAACTCGCCGGTTTGGGCGCGCAAGCACAAACCCTCGGCCTTACAGGAGCAGGCGCTGTGGGCGCGGCCGGCGCGCAGCAGCAGGCACAAGAGCAGCGTAACCTCGACGTGGCGTACCAAGACTTCCTACGTCAGCAGGGCTATCCGCAAGAGCAGATTAACGCGGCGCTGGGAACTTTTGGCGGCGTGGCTAAAGGCGTTCCTACGCAAACCGTGGATGTCGGTATTGTGCCGCAGGGTACGCAAGGCGGTTATTCGCCGAGTACGGCAGCCACGATCGGCGGTACGCTTTCAGGTCTAGGCGCACTCGTAGAGGCACTCAAAGGTAAGTAGCATGGAAGACGAAGAGATGCAGACCGGCGGCCTTGGCATTTTGGCGGATCCACAGACGGAGACCCTTCGCTCGGCTTTTGCTGCGCAAACTGATATTCTCAAGCAGCAGCAGGCCCTCGCCAAGCAGCGCTACGAAGAGGGGCGCCAGCGCATTGAGCAGATGCGCTTGGGGCCGACGCGCAGCGAGCAGCTCATGGCGATCAGCCAAGCTTTGCTTTCGCCGTCTCCCTACCGCAACCGCTTCAAAGGCACTCTCGCTAACTTGTCGCAAGTTGCCGGTCCCATGGTGGGCGCTAACCGCCGAGCCGAGCTAGAGAAGGCTGAGATGCTTCGCCAACTCACCGAGCAGTACGAGGATCGCGCATTAAATGTACGGAAAACGGCAGCGGACTTGGGCGTAGAGCTTGCTAAGGCTGCAAAGCCACGCACTCTGCGTTCCGCTCTGCACCCAGTGACAGGTGAGGTCGTAAACCTAGATACAGGGGAGAAAATCGAGCCTGTGTCGTCGCAGCTGGCGCGTGTTCCACAAGAGGCTTCTGCTCAACTGCGCGCGTATTACGCGGATCCCGGCAACAGCCAAGCGGACAAAAATGCTACACTAGTTAATTTCATGCGCCGCTTTGGGGTTGATCAGACGGCCGTAGTATCTCTATTGCAGGGAGGCCGTTAATGTCGGGACCGCTAACCTTTGAAGAGTACGAGCCGAAACCAGCGCTGCAGGGACAGAGCCCTCGCGAGCGACAGATAGCCGGTTCGACCGCGGCCAGCCAAGCGCAGGCGGAAGCTAGCCGAACGTCAACTACTGAGAAACAAACCCTCCTCCCCGCGCGTGCGCGCACGGCAGAGGCGCAGGCGACCCTCGCTGAAATTAAAGCTGAGCAGCAGCGTCTGGCGCTGGAAAAGGCCAAGCGTATGCAGTCCTCGCTGCATCCGCTCGACAAGATACCCGAGGCTCGCCAGACGCTGCTGCGCGAGATCCGCAATCTTGTGCAAGCTAAAGAACTAAGCAAGAGTATGTTCGGTGCGAGCGGAATAGGGCACACTACGACATCGCTATATTCAGGCTCGCCCGCGTCAACAGTTAACGGCCTCCTTGCGCCTATCCTTGCCAACGAAGCTTTTACTCAACTAACCGAAATGCGCATGTCGAACCCGAATGGAGCTGCGTTGGGTAACGTCACCGAGCGCGAACTCGACTTGCTTAAATCGTCAGAAGGTTTCATTACTCCGACGGCTAGCGACGAAGCTTTCCAGCAGGGTATAGACGACCTTATCGGCAAGCGCATTCGCGTCCTAAACCGCATGGGCGCCGACCTCCAAGCGTTGGCTGACGTGCTCGGGCCAGACAACATCGAGCAGTTTGCGCCGGAGATCGAGAGCTACCGTTTTCGCGAGGACGACGAAAAGCTCATAAACGAGTACGTCAAGAATAGTATGGCCGACGGCACTTACGACCCGACGGACTTTGCCGCGCTGATGGGTCAGGCTTACTTCCGTTCGACAGGCAACCGGCCTGACGATGCGTACACCCAAGGCGCCTTAGAGAGCGGCGTGCAGCTTCTCGAAGAGGGGCGCACTGATCTTGGAGGCTTTGTCTACCAACCCGCCGATGAAAGCGCGCGCGAGTCCTTCCTGTCGTACGCGGGAGGCCTTGAACGACCCGAGATCGGCTTGGGCGAAGCTCTAGGCGGCGCTGCCTTAAACTTTGTTCCTAGCACCTTCGAGCTGGCTGCGGACACGGTGAAAGCGCTGACGCTGGATCTGCCCGAAACGATTGAGGGCACCGCAAAGATTATCGCGGGCGCTACGGGCCTGTCGGATGACGCAAGTTCGTGGGAGGCGGTAAAAGATTATTACGTCGATCGCTATGGCTCGTACGACGGTTTCAAGCGCGCCCTGCGCGAAGATCCGGCATCTATTGTCGCAGACGTTGCTGGTATCGCCACGGGGGGCTCGCTGCTAGTAGCTAAGACGGCGGGCACGGCGGGCAAAGTTTCTAGAATAGCCGCACTTTCCAATGCAGCCAAAACCGCAGAGGGGTTTGGCGCAGCAGCCTCTAAACTTGACCCGCTGGTAATGGCCGCGGAGACCACCAAGAAAGGCGCTAAAATCGCTGGCGCGACCGCCGAGGGGCTTACTGTAGCACTTCCGGCT